GTGAAAGCAGCGGCGACCCCCCGGCCGGGCCCAGCTCAGCCGGGGGCGAGCCCGAGCCGGACGAACCGGTCGACGAGCACACCGCCGCGTTTCGCCAGGACCGCGCGCGCAACGAGCGCATCAAGGCCGAGCGCGGCGAGATCGAGCTGCAGCAGCTGCGCGGCGGCCTGGTGTCGGTGCGCGAGAGCGAGGATCTGCACTTCACCGCGGCGCGCATCGTGCGCGATCGCGTGCTGATGGTGCCGGCGCGCGTGTCGGCAGATCTGCACGCGCTGGCACTGTCGCTGGTACCGGAGGACCAGCGCGAGGAGTTCGCCAAGCACCTCGAGCTGCCTGCGTTCGAGCGCCGCCTCGAGGCTGCGCTGCGCGACGCGCTCGACGAAGCGGCGAAGGCGATCGCCGAGAGCGGCCGTGACGACGAAACCGACTGATCGCGCGCTCACGCCGATCGAACGGCTGCGCCGGGCGCACGCCGCCGGCCTGCGCCCCGATCCGCTGGTGTGGGTCGACGAGTGGGCCGAGGACAACCGTGTGCTGCCGCCGGGCACGCCGGAAGCGGGGCCGTATCGGAGCTCGCGCACGCCGTATCTGATCGACATCCAGCGCACGATGTCGCCGTCGTCGCCGTTCCGCGAGGGCTGGTGGCAGAAGCCGCTGCAGATCGGCGGATCGACCAGCGGCGAGAACATGATCGGCGCGTGGATCTGCGGCGCGCCGGCTCCGCTGCTGATCGTGTTTCCCACGCTCGACAAGGGCAAGCAGTGGGAGCTCGCGCGGCTGCAGGCCATGCGCGCAAGCTGCCGCGAGCTCCGCCGGCGCATTCCGCCGCCGGAGCGCAAGGGCAGCGACAACACCAAGCTGCGCAAGAAGTTCCCGGGCGGCTGGATGCGCATCCTCAGCGCCAACCGGCCGATCACCTCCGACACCGTCCGCTACATCAAGCTCGAGGAGGTCGACGACTACGCCATCCCCTCCGTGGCGGACAGCGGAGCGGGCGGCAAGGGCGCAATCGAAGAGGCGCGCGGCCGTGTGCGCAACTTCGGCCACCGCGGCAAGCTGTTCGGCGACTGCGTGCCCACCATCGAGGGCCTCAGCGAGATCGTCAAGCAGGTCAAGCGCGGCGACCAGCGCGCCTGGTACCTGCACTGCCCATCGTGCGCGCATCCGCAAACGCTGGTGTGGAAGCGGCTCGACCTCGAGACCGCGCGCTACACCTGCGAGGCCTGCGGCGTGCTGCACACCGAGCACGAGTGGAAGCTGCGCAACTACGCGCCGCGGCCGCGCGGCATGAGCGAGCAGCAGGCCAAGGCAGCGGGCCTCGCCTACTGGGAGCCCACCGCGGTCGGCCAGCCAGGCGTGGCCAGCTGGAACGGCTTCAACGCGCTCGGTGCTCCGATCGGCTGGCGCCCGTGGCCCGAGCTCGTGGCCGAATGGCGCGAGGCGCAAGCCGACAAGCAGAAGCTCAAGGCCTTCGTCAACGACATCCTGGCCGAGCCGTACAAGGACACCGATCGCGTCTCGGTGGGAGCCGAGGCGCTGCAGCAGCGCGCCGAGAACTACCCCTTGATGTCGTGCCCCATGGGCGGCCTGGTGGTCTGCATGAGCGTCGACACGCAGGACAACCGGCTCGCCGTCGTCATCCGCGCGTGGGGCCGAGGCGAGGAGAGCTGGGGCATCTGGCACGACGAGATCTACGGCGACCCGGCGATCCCGCTCGGCGTCGAGAAGTCGCCGTGGACCAAGCTCGAGGAGCTGCTGCTCACGCCGATCAAGCACGCGAGCGGCCAGGTCATCCACGTCGACGCGTGCGCGATCGACGAGGGCGGCCACCACACCGAGGACGTGCGCGCGTTCTGCCGCGACCAGCAGCTGCGCGGCCGCCACGTGTTCCCCATCGCCGGCGCCAAGCCCTACAACGCGCCGATGCTCGGCAAGCCGCGCAAGGTCGACTTCACCTGGCGCGGCACCGAGGTGCCGGGCGGGATCCTGGTGCGCTATGTCGGCACCCAGTTCATCAAGCACCGCATCGACGGCCGGCTCAAGCTGCAGCGGCCGGGCGGCGGGTACTACCACTTTCCGCTCGGCTTCACCGCCGCCTACTACCAGCAGCTGCGCGCCGAAGACACCGAGTGGCGCCGCGACACCAAAGGCCGCCGCGAGCTCTGGTGGCTCAACCCCAAGGGCAACCGCAACGAGGCGTGGGACTGCGAGACCTACAACTACGCCTGCTTCCTCTACTGCATGAGCGGCCGCCACGCCGACAACGTGTGGACCGACCGCGAGAAGGTGTACGGCAAGGTGCGCCAGCTCGAGCTGCTCGACGACGGCGCGCCCGCACCGGCGCAGACGTCTGCGGACCCCGAGCATGCCGACGAGGAGAGCGCCGAGCCCGAGCTGCCCGGCGTCGCCGCGGCGCCGCCGATCGCGCCCCAAGTGTTCAAGCCGCCGCGGCGTCGTGGCGGGTTCGTCAACCGTTGGAGATAGCCAGCCATGGCCGCAACCGTCCAGATCGTCGAGAAAAACGGCGCCGGTGGCACCACCACCGACAAGACCGGCGGCACCGTCCGTTTCAAGAACGCCGACAACTCCACCGTCGACCTCAACAATCCGATGGTCAAGCCGGGCGCCGGCTCCGACTGGTCGTTCGAGAAGTGGCTGCGGATGAACGTGACCGGCGGGACCTACTCGCAGATCACCAACGTCGGCCTCTACTCCGACGGCTCCAGCGGCCTGGGCGCCGGCATCAACATCTGGGCCAAGGCCGTCACGGCCTACGCCACGCCCGCCGAGGGCACCGCCAGCACCGGCTACGCCAACCTGTTCACCTACGTGACCGGCGCGCGCCTCTCGCTCGGCGCCGGTCCGTTCACCAGCACCGGCGAGAAGGGCGACCACGCCGTGCTGCTCGCCGAGGTCACCAGCTCGGCCTCGGGCGGCCTCACGCCGAGCGAGACCATCACGTTGGCGTGGGACGAGATCTGATGGACGCCACCGACGTCATCGGCGTCGCAAGCGGCGCCGCGGTGGCCGACCCCACGCCGTTCGAGATCGTCGACGCCGGCGAGGCGCGCATCGCCAGCAACGGCCGGGCCACGCTGCAGATCCACGCGCCCGAGGGTGGCCGCGTGTTCCGCCGGCGCGCCATCAAGCTCAACCAGGCCACCGGCGAGCGCGGCCGCGTCGAGTGGATCGTCGGCGAGCTCGACGGCGTGCGCGTGTACTTCGACGGCACCAACGTCGTGCTCACGCGCCGCGACCTGATGCCCTGACCGCCGCCATGCCCTTCACCATCCCAGACAAAGGCGAAGGACAGAACGACATCCAGTCGATTCTGTTCCAACAGGATCTCGAGATCCTGGCCGCCGGGGTCAGTGGCGTCGACTGCGTCTTGAGCGGCTGCGCGGTCACCGCGCAGGGCTCGCCCGACATGACGGTCGCCGTCGCGAAGGGCGCGGTGCTGAGCAACGGACTCTTGAAGCCCGTCACGGCCGGCAACGTCACAGTCGGCACCGCCAACGCCACGAATCCGCGCATCGACGCGATCGTGGTCGATTCCAGTGGCGCCAAGCAGTGCCGTGCCGGCACCGCCGCCGCTGCACCGAAGCCGCCCGACCGATCGACGAACGACGTCGTGATCGCCTACGTTTACGTGCCGGCCAACGACACCACGATCAGCAGCGACCAGATCGTCGACAAGCGCGTCGAGCGCAAGCAGGGGCCGATCTGCGTCTACAAGGACGGCCCGAAGTCGCAGAACACGAGCGCCGCGGCGGTGAGCGTGTTCAACACCGCCCCGGTGATCCCGAACGGGCTGTTCCTGACAGGTCGTGTCCTTCGCGTGCGCATGGGCGGCAACGTGCTGCACAACACGACGACCGGCATGACGATCACGGTCGCCATCAGCTACGGCGGGACCGTGCTGTTTCAGGACGTCGGCCTGACCTACGGCACCACCGCGGACGCCGACCGGCAGTCATGGTCGCTGGAGTTCGACGTCTACGCGCAGGCCAACAACAACCAGCGGCTCGTTGGCATTTCGTTCTGGAGCGGCCCGACGGTGACCGCGCCCACCACCGGCATCGGCGATCTTGCGGTCGATGAGTTGCTGGGCTCGGGCCCGATCGTCTCGGCCAACGGCGGCATTACCGTGGACAGCGACGCGGCGGACCGCACGCTCGACGTGCAGTTCACGATGTCGAACAGCAACGCGTTGCACGAGTGGGTCAAGGAATACGCGACCGTCGAACTGATCTAGGGGCGCCGCCATGGCCGACATATTCCAGCAGCAGTACGACACGCTCACCTCGGTCATGACGACCGAACTCAACTCGCTCGCGAACAACGCGCGAGCGATTGCCAGCTCGGCGCAGGGCGGCGACGCGAGCGACGCGAAGCTGCAGGCCGACTTCGAGCTCGTCGTGACGTTCGGCACCAACCCGACGCTGGATTCCACGATCGACCTCTACTTGGTGCGAGCGGTCGACGGCACGCCGAACTACGAGGATGGCGATGCGAGCGTGCGCCCGAACCCCTCGGCGTTCGTCGGGTCGTTTCCGTTGCGCGCGGTGACGACCGGTCAGCGCATCGTGCTGCGCGACGTCCCGCTGCCGCCCGGCCTGTGGAAAGCGGTGCTGCACAACAACGCCAGCGGGCAATCGTTCGCCGCCTCTGGCAACACCCTGAAGATCCGCACCCATAACCTGCAGGTGGCGTGATGGATGCCGCGGAGCGGGCTGCGAAGCAGCAGAAGAAGGATCGCATCGAGCTCGCAATTGCTCGCATGCTGGAAACGATCAAGACGATCGAGTCGCCCGCGCTGCGCGCCATGCGACTGCGCGACGTCGAGAACCAACGTCAGCGGGCCGCCGTCCTCGATCAAGAACTGAAGGCCTGACGTGTCGATCCTTACTGCGGGCACCGGCTTCTCGCAGCAGGGACTCGGCCGCAAACTGGCCGATGGGCACTCTGTTCCGCTGAAGCCGTACCCGATGACGGTCGTTTACTCGGCCCTCATCGACTCGGCCCCCGATGGGGTCTATCAGACGTTCTTCGCGTTCGGGCCTACGACCTTCTCGGGCACGGACTACTACACGACCGCGATCGTCGCGAGCTTCACGCCGGTGCGGATGAGTCTCGGGGCGAACGGATCTGACACCACAACGGGCATCGCCGCCGTTACTGGCAAGTGGATGCGGCACGGCTTCCGTGCGTTCATGAACGCGGCGGGCGACGAGAAGCAGCATCACTTCTTCTATGACCTGCCGCGGCTCGACTTCATCAGTCATCCGGCGGTCGGCCTTCCGACCTACTTCGATACCCCGCCGGCCGATGCCTACGTTCGCATAGCCGACGTGTGGTGGGCGAATCAGGAGACGCTGGCTGGGCGCATGTCGGGCTTCAAGATGTGGCAGGCGGTGCTCTCCCCACAGGAGATGTACCAAGAGTCACTGTCTCCCTTCCCGGTGCTCGACAAGTACCGCGACCGGTTGTGGTGCTGCATCCCACTGCGCTTCGAGGGCGATCGCTTCGACGTCTCCGGCAATGGTCGCCACTTCTACGTCGGCTCGGGCGGCAGCGCTCCCGTGCAGACGGCAGATCCGCCGTCGTTTGTTCGGCGCCTATTTCTTGGCGCCACGGCAGACTTCCCGCCGTCGTTCAGCGTGCAGCCGAGCGATCAGTCCGGCGTCGTTGGCGGGACCGCGACGTTCAGCACCACGGTCAACAACGCAACCAGCTACCAGTGGCAGAAAAGCGCTGACGGGACCAATTGGTCAAACGTGTCGGGCGGTACTGGCGGCACGAGCGACGACTACACAACGCCGACGATCGCGCGCTCGGATGGCGGCGCGTGGTATCGGCTGCAGGCGACCAACGCGTTCGGCACCACGACAAGCAACCGCGTGATGCTGACCGTGACCGACATCCCCGCAAGCTACAGCGCATCGGTCGGCTTCGTTGTAGGCAGCGGCGTATGAGTTTCGTTGGCTACAGCTACATCGGTGCG